CCGGCCACCAGCACCGCACTGGTAACTTGGTCGCCTTCCTCATCTATCCAGCCAGTAATGGGCACCGACTGCAACTCAGCAAATACCGGCTTGGCTTCCTCTGCATCCTTCGATTTACGCTGTATGATCTCAATCGTATCGCCGGGGACCACGCTGATTTCGATATCCAGCGCTCCACGCCATGCGGATGAACCCCTGGCGCGGTGCTGTGCCTCGTTTGATACGCCGGTATGATGCACCAAAACCACGCTGCAACCGAACTCATGTATCATTGCCCCACAGGCATCCAGCATCGATTTGGCATCCTGTGCGCTATTTTCGTCGCCATCCAGAAACCTGTGCAGCGTGTCAACCACGATGATTTCCGGCACACTAGGCAGCGACCGAATGGCGTCTACCGTTTTCTGGTAGCCCTGCGGGGTGTTTAAATCCAGACCATGCCGTGAAAGCCACATATCCAGCCCGCTGACGGCCTTGTGCTGTTTCCATGCTGCTACCCTGCCCCGAAGGCCGTGATGGCCCTCACCGGCCAAATATACCACCGTACCGTGGCGAACCTTATTTCCAAACCATTGAGATATAACGCCCTTGCTGGCAACCGATAGCACCATATCCAACACCATAAAGGTTTTACCGCCGCCAGATGGGCCGTGAACCATTATGAGTGCTTGGCTTTGCAGCCATCGTTTAATTTGCCAGCGGATCGGGTCAGGCTGTTCTGAGAAACTATCGGCAGGGACCAGCCAATCGTCTGCGGGCGGAAAGAGCAACCCGGCCAGATCACCGCCTGATTGATGATAATCGTTTGCATCGCCCTCGACCGGGGGCATTACGATGCGCCCGCCGTGCTTGGCGCTTGCCTCGTCAGCCTTGTTTCTGCCTACGCCGGATGCGTCATTGTCTGCCACTATCACGATTTCCTGCATCTGGCCGTGTATATCGCGCAACTGGCCGACAATCTCCGGCAAGTTATTCGCGCTGTAGGCAATGACGCAAGGCCGACCGGATATTTCGTGGATGGTTGCGGCTGTAGCGTAGCCCTCGGCCACGAAAATTGGCCCAGGCGTTACCTCGCCCAGTGTCCATGAGCATCCCTTGGTGGTGCCACCGGGATGGTAACGCTTTTCATCGTCGGATATATATTGCAGGGATGCCAGATCGCCGTCTGCGGCGTATAGCGGCACAATTAGCCGACCGTCGCCGGTCAGCCTCGCGCCGTGTGGTGCGATACCTTTGCGCTTGAGGTATGGATGATCTGGGCTTGCGGCGATGGCCTCAGTCCAGATTGTTTCAACGGTGCTGGCTGCAACCTCGGCCTTGCGCTGCCGTGCCAGATCGCGCTCTGCCTTGGCCTCCGACTGCCGCCTCAAAATTGCCATATTTTCAGCGGGTGACAAATCGCGGCCTATTTCGGCCTTAAATACGGCGTCAATCTGATCGCGCCAGCACCCAAAACGCCCAGCCACCGGCTCATCTGGAAACGCAATATACCAGCCTGAATCGTCGCGTTTGCGGCCTTTGGTGCTAAAGCGGTGAAGCTGGCCGTCTATCTGGATATCACGCGGCGGCTCAATCCCTGCGGATCGCATGGCGTCAGCCAGTTGCAACTCAGGTGGATCAACTTGTTTGTTAGACGGGACAAACGGCCCGCCGAATATGTCTTTTATGTCAGCCATTTCCTCGCTCCAGTATATTTCTTACCAACCTAGCGTAGCCCTCGATATCAAGCCAGTGGTCCATGTTGTCGGGGTCGCCGGTAACAATCCGCGCCATTTTTGACGCCATCATGTCAAGGCTTTCGCGCTGGGCATATGACAATCTGCCGGTATCACAAACATCTCTCAGCGCCATTTTTATAAGCTGCGAAATTTTGGCAACGTCGCGGTAGTCACCATATTGTTCCTCGCGCTGTTCGAGGGTTTCCATTACATCGCCCATGCGGGTGCCTCCGTGTAGGCATATTTTGCCCAAGGTTGGGATAGATAGTAGCTGCGATATGCAGCCACGAACTCGTCATCGCTAGTGTACAGCTTCATGGACTTTCCTTCTTCATCACCTCTAATTCATACCCAAGTGCGTCCAATATGCGTTCGTAGACAACTACTGAGGCAGACCACCGGCCACTCTCTATTCGGTATATCGTATTTCTGTGTACGCCGGACGCATCAGCAACGTCCTGCGCCGACATACCCTGCTCAGTCCGTATATCTTTTAGCAGCCACGTTGCACTTCTGAGTTTTGTTCTCATTTTGAGTTGCCCCAAGACTTAGTAGTTAGTAATTAGTAACCGGCTTCACGTTTGGTGCGGGTGGCCGGACTTGAACCGGCAAACCATACGGCGAGAGATTTTAAGTCTCTTGTGTTTACCAATTTCACCACACCCGCTTTGTTAGTGTCGCACTAACACGACACCGGCTTCGGTAAACATCTCATGAGCGCACTCAAACTCTGCCATGCCCATAGATGTAGAGCCGTTGCCATACGCAACGCAGACGATACCGGCCTGAATAAGTACACGGGCGCAAAACGAACACGGATAGTGCGTCGTTACTACGGACTTACCTTCTGTGCGAATACCGTTACGCGCAGCGAACGCCACAAGGTTGGTCTCGGCATGTGATGTGTACATGTACTTGATCGGTCGCTCCATACGTTCAGGCAAATCGGCAACACCCATCGGTAATCCGTTATACGCGGTCAACAAAACTTCTTTATGTGGGCCTACGAGGACGGCACCGACTTTAGTTGTGTCTTTGCTTTTCCTAGCAGCTACACGTGCAATTTCCATGAGGTAGTCCAGCCAGTCACCGCGCATGGCAGTCCTCCCTCACCCACCACACTGGTGGGTTGCTGTGCCGCCACTCCGCAAAGCCAGCCTTGTCGCCGTGGTAGTAGGCACGGTAGGCATCCACTGCATCACTACGCTTGTACTCATCCGGCATACACTGCGGCGGCTCGGTGAACGCGGTATCTGTTGGGATGTTAGAGGGCGGGTGGGAAAGCGGCTTGACTAGCTGCTCGGTTTTGTGGGTCTTGCCGTAGCGATAGCTGTACTGGTCGCACAATTCTACGAGGAGCCTATAGGTCCAGTCGTAATTGGCCGCGCTTGCACGTACCCAGATGGCGCTGGGATGATTCTTGTGTGTGGCCTTATACAGGCTATGGGTGTCGGCGTAGCCATCGCCGTCCAGTTCACGGTGCGCTGTGCTGAGAAGCTGCGCCGTCTCCAATATCATCTTAACGCAGTGCTTGTCGCAGTGCGCCTTGGCGGATTTAACAGGGCATTCGTCTAAATAAAATATATTCACGACGCCTTCAACTCCCCATCGCTCAAGCGTTCAATCTCAAACTGCCGCAATTTAGGCGGATGTTCGCCCCAGCGATATGTACCGTGCAGCCCAATGCCGAGCGCCTCGGCCATTTTCTTGCGGTCGCCAAAGTAGGCAATGGCTTCGTCCGTTGTCATTTTTTTGCTCCTGTGTGAAATTAACTGTTTGCACCATAATCCAATCCGTGGTTATATGTAAATCCAAAATCGCAAACGGATATCCCGACCGCGATTAAGCAGGAGAAAAAAGACATGAACGATTTAGACACAATGTACGACGATCAGGGTATCGTCGAAGGCGCTCTCGCCATCGCCCGCGCAGTGCGTGACGAAGTACCGGCAGGGCGCTGGACACGCACCGCAGTCCTCCCTGGCATCGGCGCTACCATCTACGCGATGGCGAGCCGCCTGAATCACAGCGCAGCGGCGGCAGATTTAAAATCATTCGGCACATACGTTGTAGATACGTTCGACAACGACGATCTGGACGGCCTGATCGATGATTATCTGGTCAGCGCCCAAACGCTGGTCGGCGACGACCGTTATTTCGATTAATCAAGGAGACAAAAAAATGGCTATAAATCTACAAAATACCAACACCGTATCGGCCAGCAGCATCAAGCTGCTGGTCTACGGCCAAGCGGGCGCAGGTAAAACCTCGCTCATCCCGACCATGCCCAAGCCGGTGATATTGTCGGCGGAAGGCGGGCTGCTTTCTATCGCCGGGTCCGACATCCCGTTTATCGCAGTCAACAGCATGGACGACCTGCGCGAGGCATATAAATGGCTGGCCGATTCCGACGAGGCCAGAGCATATGACAGCGTGGCGCTGGATAGCATCAGCGAGATTGCTGAAGTTTGCCTCGGATATGAAAAAAGCAAAGTTAAAGACCCGCGTCAGGCATATGGTGAGATGCAGACGACTATGGCAGAGGCCATCCGGTCATTCCGCGATTTGCCAAAGCACGTTCTGATGACGGCCAAGCTAGAGAAGTCCCAGGATGAAATGGGGCGGATGCTGTACAGCCCATCGATGCCGGGTAACAAGACCGGACAATCGCTGCCGTACTTCTTTGATCTGATGCTGGCCCTGCGGGTCGAGAAAGATGCCGAAGGCGTATCGCAGCGCGGCCTAATGTGTGACAGCGACGGTTTATGGCAAGCCAAAGACCGCAGCGGCAAGCTGGATCAGTGGGAAAACGCAGACCTTGGCGCAATCATTGCCAAACTTGGAGCAAAATAATGGACCTTGAAAATCTTAGCCAGAACTGGCTTGACGCAAAGCAAGCCGAAAAGATCGCAACCGAACGTCGGCGCGAAATAGAAGACAAATTGCTTTCCTTGATCGGCGTTGCAGAAAATATGGAAGGCACTGAAAATGTTGAAACAGATGGAGGGTACAAGATTAAGATTACTGGACGCATCAACCGTAAAGTCAACGGGGAGCTGATCCAGGAAATTGCAGCGGAAGAGGGGCTGACAGATCATTTGCAGAGCCTGTTCCGTTGGAAGCCGGAGATCAATATGTCCGCGTGGAAAAGCGCAGACAAAGCGATCACTGAGCCGCTACTTGGCGGCATTATCACCCAGCCCGGAAGGGCTTCTTTCACCATTACAAAAGGATAAACCGATGGCTTTTCTCGACGAAACTTTCGACATTGCTGAAATGCCGGTTACGGAGCAGCGCAGCTTTGAGCCGGTTCCAGCCGGATGGTATACCGCAGCAATTGCGGGTGCCGAACTTAAAACCACCAAGGCCGGGACCGGCAATTACATCGCTGTGCGGTTTGATATTACCGGGCCAGAACATCAGGGGCGTGTGGTCTTTACCAACCTAAACACCCGCAACCCAAACCCGAAAGCAGAAGAAATTGGTCGAGCGCAGCTTGGTGACATCATGCGGGCTATTGGCGTCGCAAAGCTGGAAGACACTGACCAGTTACTCGGCGGCAATCTGTCAATCAAGGTCACGGTAAAAAACGACCCGACCTATGGCCCCGGCAACGAGGTCAAAGGCTTCAAGGCCGTTGACGGCTCCGCACCGCCGGTTGCGGCAGCACCCGCTGCGGCTGCACCGGCATCACCATCTGCCGCCCCGCCTTGGGCATCTAAATAGCAAGGAAGGCCGGGGGCTAATAACCCCCGGCCACTTTTACATGACAGCAATACCCCCACCCATTCACACCATCGCCAATCTGATTGACGAACACCATGCCAACCAGCCGGATGAACCGCGTCTACACCTGGGTGGCTCAATGCTGGGCCATCCCTGCGAACGCTGGCTTTGGCTGTCGTTCCGCTGGGCAGTACGGGAGAAGTTCCCAGGCCGCGTCCGGCGCTTGTTTCGGCGCGGTAACAATGAGGAGAACATTATCACAGACGATCTCAAATCCATCGGCATTGATATCAACAGCACAGGTGATCAGCAAAGGTTTATTAAATTCGGATCGCACGTTGGCGGATCGGTTGACGGCATCATTGAGTCCGGCGTCCCCGGGGCTGAAAAAACCCGCCATATTGCGGAGTATAAAACCCACTCCAAGAAGTCTTTTGACGATATGGAACGGAAAGGCGTTAAGGAATCAAAGCCGATCCACTGGGCGCAAATGCAAGTGTACATGCTTGGCACCAAGATCGATCGAGCGTTGTATGTGGCTGTCTGTAAAGACGACGATCGGATTTACACCGAACGCGTAAAATATGATGAGGAAGCGGCCACGAACTTGCTCGATCGCGGGCGGCGCATTGCCACGGCAGAAAGGATGCCGCCTCCGCTATCCACTGATCCGAGCTGGTATCATTGTAAGTGGTGTCCTGGACATAGTTTTTGCCATAAGGAGCAACTAACCCAGCACGTTAATTGTCGGACCTGCGCTCATGCCACACCGGAGGCAGACGGCACATGGTCCTGCGCCCGATGGGAGAGCAAGAACATACCCGGCGACTTTCAGAAGACCGGCTGCGATAGCCATGTGCTGCACCCTGATCTGGTGCCTTGGCAGATGAAGGATTCATCTAACCCACACGAAGCCGTGTATGAGATTAACGGCAAGGACGTCCGCAACGGCGAGGGTGATGCGTACGTTTACAGCAGCAAGGAACTGATTGCCGGTGGCGAGGCTTGCGCGGCGGATATCGTACAGAAATCACGGGAAGTTTTCCCAGGCGCGGAGGTTGTGGGAGTGCGGGATGCTTCGTGATTACCAGCGCCGCACCATTGATCAGCTTTACAAGTGGTTCGCGGATGGTCGTAAAGGTCATCCGTGCATTGAACTTCCGACCGGATCAGGCAAAAGCCATATCGTTGCTGCGCTCTGCAAAGAGGCAATCCAGACATGGCCGGAAACCCGCATCCTGATGCTGACGCACGTTAAAGAACTGATCGAACAGAACGCAGAGAAGATGCGCGACCATTGGCCCAACGCACCGTTAGGCATTTATTCGGCGGGTATGCGGCGGCGGGATATTGGCGAACCGATTACGTTTGCCGGTATTCAGTCCGTGCGGAATAAAGCCGACCAGATCGGCCACGTTGATCTGGTGCTGATCGATGAATGTCATCTAGTCAGCCACAAGCAGGAAGGCGGCTACCGCAAGCTGATTGACGACCTGACATTAATTAACCCGGCGCTGCGGGTGATTGGTTTGACGGCCACACCGTACAGGCTGGGCCACGGCTATATCACCGACGAGCCAGCGTTGTTTTCGGATATCATTGCGCCGGTCAGCATTGAAGAACTGATATTTAAAAAACACCTCGCACCGCTGCGGTCCAAGTTGACAAATCACCAGCTATCGGTTGATGGCGTACACAAGCGCGGCGGCGAATATATTGAAAGCGAACTGCAAGCCGCCGTGGATACGGATGATCACAATGCGGCAACGGTGGATGAAGTTATCAGCTTGGCCGGTGATCGCAAATCATGGCTGTTCTTTTGTGCCGGTGTAAAACACGCCTATAACGTGGCGGATATTTTGAATGCTCGCGGCATTGTCGCTGCAACGATTACAGGCGAAACGCCAAAGGCAGAACGCGAGCGGATCATTGCCGATTTCAAGTCGGGCAATATTCAGGCGCTGACAAACGCAAACGTTTTGACGACCGGGTTCGATCATCCTGACCTTGACCTGATTGCCATGCTGCGGCCAACGCTATCCACCGGCTTGTATGTGCAGATGGCTGGGCGCGGAATGCGCCCTAAGAGCCACACCGACCATTGCCTTGTGTTGGATTTTGCCGGGGTCGTGCAGACGCACGGCCCTATCACGGCGGTCAATCCTAAAAAACCTTCAGGCAAAGGTGAGGGTGAAGCGCCGGTTAAAGCCTGTGAGAATTGTTTTGAACTTAACCATATATCCGCAAAAGAATGCGTTGCTTGCGGCGAACCATTTCCAGCGCCAAAACCAACCAAGCAAAAATTGCACGACGACGACATCATGGGTTTGGACACGACCGAAATGAACGTGACCGAATGGCAATGGCGTCGGCATATAAGCCGCGCCAGTGGCAAGGAAATGCTAATGGTCACTTACTATGGCGCACTATCAGACAAGCCGGTCAATGAGTACCTGACGGTGATGCACGAAGGGTATGCCGGACAAAAGGCGCGGGTGTCGTTGGTCAAGATTGCCAGTAGCGCGGGCGTCCCTGGCGTAACGCTTGATAACCAGTTGGATGATGTAGCATTTGATCTTAACAAAGCCACGCCGCCCGCATTGATTAAATTCAGGCAGGATGGGAAATTCTATCGGGTAACAGATAGAAGGTGGGAATGAAAACCGAACACGAAGAGCAGCGCGAGTTTGTGCAGTGGGTTCGTCAGACATACCCAGGCGTTCGCATCTTTGCCATCCCCAACGGCGGGGCGCGGAGCAGGACGACGGGCGCGAAGCTGAAGGCGGAGGGGGTGTCGGCAGGGGTGCCTGATTTGTATATTCCTGCGTGGCGTTGCTGGGTTGAAATGAAGCGGGAAAAGGGCGGCAAGGTGTCGCCGGTTCAACGGGATTGGCTGGCATATTTGCAGAGCATTGGTGACAAAGTGATTGTCGGGCATGGCTGCGAGGATGCCCAAAATAAAATTAAACTTTTGTGCAAATAGGTGTTTACACCATCGTTGAACTAATGTATAAAATAGGGCAAGGGCAACCGGATAGGCCGACCGCCCTAAAACAAGGAGACCTGACATGAACACAGCCACCGTGACAAAACCCGATAGCGCTCAGGAATGCGCCTCGGCCTACTTGGCCGAAATTGACCGCCTCTACCGCCTGTTTCATCGCTGCGATGAGAGAGGCCATGACGCTTGGGCCGGAGACATATATGACCGGCTAACGGAAATGCCGCTATCCATCCGCGTCCGCGTCGGCTGGCAAGTTATCGGCGAGAGGCCCATTGACTGCGAATATGAAATCCTTTTGTGCACGGGGGGACCGGCAGTCAGAATCACGGGCGACCTGTGCAGCTTCGGCCTGCCGGAAACGGCAACGCTTGAGTGCCAAGATTGGGGCACGCCTTGGACCCGCGCTCGCGATCAGGACGAGCTTACCTTGCTGACCTT